GGTTGGCTGATCGAGGAAAGCGGTATTCCGTTTGACTTTGATATGGTCGTCATTGACGAGCTTTCTTCTTTCAAGAACCACAACACCAAGCGGTTCAGATCACTACTTAAGGTGCGACAAAAGATAAGTCGCATTGTGGGACTGACAGGCACTCCTGCCTCAAACGGACTTATGGATTTGTGGGCAGAGTTCCGCATCCTGGATATGGGACAGAGGCTTGGCAGATTTATAACCCAATACCGCACAAATTACTTCACCCCCGACAAACGAAACGGTATGGTGATATTCAGCTATAAGCCTTTGCCCTTTGCAGAAGAGGCTATTTACGATAAAATCTCCGACATCACGATTTCAATGAAATCTACCGACCACTTGCAGATGCCGGAGCTAATTTCAAGCGAATACAAGGTTGAGCTTTCGGATGAAGAGGCAAAGCACTACAAGGAGCTGAAGGACGAGCTGGTGCTTACCCTGGGAGATGGTGAGATAACCGCCTCTAACGCAGCATCCCTCTCCAATAAACTGTCGCAAATGGCAAACGGCGCGATTTACGATGATGACAGCAACACCGTCCACATTCACGACCGAAAGCTCGATGCACTTGAGGATATTATCGAGGCGGCAAACGGCAAACCGCTCCTGGTGGCTTATTGGTTCAAGCACGATTTGGCAAGAATTACAGACCGCCTGGAAAAACTCCGCATTCCGTTCTCCCGCCTTGACGATTCCGACAGCATCCGCAGATGGAACAATGGTGAAATTCCCGTAGCACTTATTCACCCCGCTTCTGCCGGACACGGCTTAAACCTTCAAAGTGGCGGTTCGACCCTTGTGTGGTTTGGGCTGACTTGGAGCCTTGAGCTTTATCAGCAGACGGTAGCCAGGTTGTGGAGGCAAGGTCAGACAGCCAACACCGTGGTAGTTCAACATATTATCACGGGCGGCACCATTGACGAGCGTATTATGAAGGCTCTTTCCCAAAAGGAACATACGCAAACGGCACTTATTGATGCCGTAAAAGCGAATTTGCAAATCTAAGACAATCCGTGCCAATCCGAGGAAAATACAAAATCGGAGGTACAATATGAACCCTTATGAAGAACTGGCAAATGCCATAGTCCTGCAAGCCGTAAAAGACTACGTCCCATATTACAAAAAGCTCAAGGAATATCGTGAATATAACACGAACGGCTTATCTCCCGAAGGACTTAAGAAATATAACCGTGAGCTGAAAAAGCGTGAGCGTGAATTTCAAGAAATAGTCGACTTCTTCCATTCCGCCTGGTTTGCGACCTTGACAAACGTAAATCCCGAATTGATACTCGCAAAATTGGAAGCGGAGGTGGCAAGCATATGACGGCAAAAGAATACTTCGCACAAATTTCAAGGCTCGAAACCCTTATAAACGCAAAAAGACAGCGCGTTGATGCACTCCACACGATGGCTACAAATTGCAGTCCCAATTACAGCGGTATGCCACACAACCCAAGCAAGTCGGTGTCTCCTATGGCAGATGCAATTTGCAAAGCCCTTGATATTGAGGCTGAGATCCGTAAGGATGAAATTAGGCTTCAAGAAAAGAGGCTGTTTATGTTCGACCTGATTTCCAAGCTGGATAACGTCGATTATCAAGCCATACTTCTCAAGCGCTATTTTGAGCATCGTTCTTGGGAGGACATTTCAGCTTCTATGTTCTTTTCCCACAGTTGGGTTTACAAGCTGCATAACAACGCCCTACAAGCACTCGATATTCTTCTTCTTTCCGAAAAAGAAATTCCATGAAGATAGTTGAGTGGAGTTAAAGAGAGTTGAGGAGACTCTTGTAATATGGTATAATTATAATGCGAAAAAATAAACGCAAGATGCCATCCACGGGACTTTCTGTGGGTGGCATTTCTTATACCCTAAAGGAGGTATCCAATGCCGACAAAACCCAAGAAACCGTGCGGTTATCCCGGATGCCCCAAGCTGACACACGCTCGTTACTGCGAGGAACACACCAGGGTGATGAACACTCGATATAACAAGTACGAACGTCCTTATGACAGTAGCGAGCGTTACGGCTCTGAGTGGAGAAAGATTCGTAACAGATACATCAAGGCGCACCCCCTCTGCGAGGAATGCCTCAAGGCAGATAGATTAACTCCTGCCAAAGAGGTGCATCACGTTTTGCCACTCAATCACGGCGGCACACACGATGAAAGCAACTTGATGGCTCTTTGTAAATCTTGCCACTCACGCATTACAGCGGAAATGGGCGACCATTGGCACAACCACTAACCCAGGGGCGGTCAAAATCTCCGGGACCTATTTTTTCTACAGCGGGCTGGGGCTTTCACGCGCATTTTTTCCTATTCAAACGGGGTATTAACCCCCAAAGCGTTAAATTACAAGAAGGAGGATTCAAAAATATGGCCAAAGACGGCACCAACCGAGGCGGAGCGCGCCCTGGAACGGGCCCCAAACCCAAGGCGCTTATAGACAAAATCAATGATGGCAAAGCGGACGGCGCAATGGTGCTGCCCACCCCCGTCGAGTTCGAGGGCGAGGACATTCCTCCCGTGAAAGCCTATCTCAAAGCAAAGCAAAAAAGCGGTAAGGACTTGTGCGCCGAGGAAGTTTTTATTGCTACCTTCAAATGGCTCAAGGCGCGTGGATGCGACAAGCTCGTCAACACCCAGCTCATTGAGCAGTATGCGATGTCCGTTTCCCGTTGGGTACAATGCGAAGAGGCAATCTCCGAGTTCGGTTTCCTTGCCAAGCATCCCACCACGGGCAACGCTATCGCCAGTCCGTATGTGGCAATGAGCCGCGACTATATGAAACAAGTGAACGCATCCTGGTTTTCTATTTTCCAGATCGTAAAGGAAAATTGCTCTGTCGAGTATGACGGCGCTACTCCCCACGATGACGTGATGGAGCGTTTGCTTACTGCAAGGAAAGGATATTAACGTATGAGACTATTTTCAACAGAACAAATCAGCAAATATCACCCGGACAAATACGCCGACCAAATCTCGGACGCCATCCTTACCGAATGTCTCTCCCAAGACAAGGACAGCCATTGCGGTATCGAAACGATGGTAAAAGATAACACGGTCATCCTGGGTGGCGAAATCACTACCAACGCAAGGGTTGACTACATCGGCATCGTCCGCAGGGTTGCCGACAAGCTCGGTTACACCGTAGACTCGGTTATTAACCTCATCGGCAAGCAGTCCCACGAAATCAACGAAGCTGTTACCGGTGATACAAAAATCGGTGCGGGCGACCAAGGCATTATGTTTGGATATGCTACGGCTGAAACCGAAAGCAAGCTGCCTTTTGGCTTCGACCTTGCTAATAAAATCATCCGTGCCATTGAACACGACATTGAAACTAACCCCAACTGTCTGTTCAAAGGCGATGCCAAGACCCAGGTCACCGTTGACCTCGATGCCGAGCCTACGCTCGATTCGGTGCAGACAATTCTCGTTTCCGTATGCCACAAGGATATGGCAAACCTTGAGGACGTGAGGGCTTCGGTTACAAGGCTCATCCAGGATATCTTTGGAGAGCATTCTCTGCCCGAGCTTATTATCAATCCCTCCGGCTCTTGGACGATTGGCGGTCCCACCGCTGACTGCGGTCTTACGGGAAGAAAAATCGTATGCGACCAATACGGCGGCTATTGTGCCGTTGGCGGTGGTGCCTTCTCCGGCAAAGACCCGACCAAGGTTGACCGCTCCGCTTCGTATATGGCAAGGCATCTGGCTTGCAAGCTTCTCGATCTCTATCACTTAAAGTGGTGTGAGGTTCAGCTCGGATATGCAATCGGCATTGCCGAACCCATCTCCATCGTTATCAAAAACAACAAGAACATTCCTCTTGAGGATTATGTTATCGAGAACTACGACCTCACCCCTCTCGGCATTATCGAAAAGCTCAACCTTACGGAAAGAGACTATGAGACCCTCGCCGAGGGATGCCATTACAGGGAGGCTTTGATATGAGTAAAACAACTACAACGGAGATGCAGCTTGTCTCCCTTGACAAGCTCGTCCCCTATGTAAACAATGCCAGGACGCATTCCCCCGAACAGATCGGCAAGCTCCGTTCAAGCCTTCGTGAGTTTGGTTTTATCAATCCTGTCATCATAGACCGCGACTATGGTATCATTGCCGGTCATGGACGTGTTCTCGCTGCTCGTGAGGAAGGTATCAATGAGGTGCCTTGTGTATTTGTCGACCACCTCTCCGAAGCTCAGAAGAAAGCATATATCATCGCTGATAACCGAATGGCGCTTGATGCCGGATGGGACGAGGAGCTTCTCCGTGTCGAGATTGAAGCCTTGCAGGGTGAAGCCTTTGATGTATCTCTGACGGGCTTTGACGCGGCAGAAATAGATGACCTCTTCGGCAAGGAAAAAGAAGCGGTCGAAGATGATGATTATGACCTCACCTCTGCCCTTGAAAAAGCCGCCTTCGTTCAGCGAGGTGACGTGTGGGCGGTTGGCAGACACAGACTTTTGTGCGGTGATGCAACAAACGCTGACGATGTCGCAACCCTTATGGACGGCAAACGAGCAAACCTCATTTTAACAGACCCGCCCTACGGCGTTTCCTTTAAAAGCAAAAGCGGACTTACGATCCAAAACGATAGTATGAAGAACGAAGAGTTTTATAATTTCCTTCGTGCCGCCTTTGATAATATGGTTGCTCACCTTGAAACCGGGGGTTCGGCTTACGTATTCCATGCCGACACCGAGGGGCTGACCTTCCGTCAAGCATTCGTTGATGCGGGTTTCCACTTGGCGGGTGTATGTATTTGGGCGAAGAACAGTCTGGTGCTTGGTCGCTCGGACTACCAATGGCAGCACGAACCCGTGCTTTATGGTTTCCTTAAAAACGGAAAGCACAGATGGTATTCCGACAGAAAGCAGACCACCATTTGGAACTTCGATAAACCCAAACGCAATGCCAATCACCCTACGAGCAAGCCGCTTGACCTTTTGTCTTATCCGCTCACCAACTCCTCACAAGAAAACGCTATCGTGGTAGATACCTTCGGCGGTTCCGGCTCCACGCTTATGGCTTGCGAGAAAACGAACCGCATCTGCTATACTATGGAGCTTGACGAGAAGTACGCTTCCGTTATTCTCCGCCGTTATGTCGAGGATACCGGGGACAGCGATAATGTGTATGTCATCCGCGGCGGTGAGCGTATTCCTTATTCCGATCTTGTAAAAGAAGTGGAGGAACGAAATGTCGAATCTTAAACTTGGAAGCTTGTTCGATGGTTCGGGTGGCTTTCCTCTCGGTGGGGTCCTTGCGGGTATCACACCCGTTTGGGCTTCCGAGGTGGAGCCTTTTGCCGTAAGAGTTACCACGAAACGCTTTCCCTATATGAAACACTACGGAGATATCTCTGCTATGGACGGCGGTAAGATTGAACCCGTAGATATTATAACCTTTGGCTCGCCTTGCCAGGATATGTCGGTGGCGGGCAAAAGAGATGGTCTTGATGGTTCAAGGTCATCTCTTTTTTATGAAGCCGTCCGTATCATTAAAGAAATGAGGAACGCAACGAATGGAAAATATCCAAGATACATCGTTTGGGAGAACGTCCCCGGCGCCTTCTCCTCAAACAACGGAAAAGACTTCAAAGC